CATGGTGAGGATGTGTTTTTCTCTCATCTGCACCGTAGTGCGCTGAACGGGGAGAAAGTTGCGTAGTCGCGATGCAAGGTAAATAGCCAAACTCGCGCGGCTGATATGTGGCGGATTGCTCCCCACTTGACATGCCGCTTCCATGAGGCATGGGAGGATTTTGATGCTCCCCATGCTCACCGTCTCAAAGTCAACAGGCTCACCCGTGACTTTGAATTGGCTTTCTCGCACTTCCTTGACAGGAAGGTGAACTCCCTTCTCTCCATAGAAATAAGCGGTGTTGCGCGGCTCTTGAGCCAATTCGCAAATCTCATCCCATGACAAAGTAAGCAACTCTTCACTTGTTAGCGGGATACTCCATCGGAGAACATGTTGCTTGGCGTTGTAGGAGTTGGGGACACGGATGACGCGCGCCATGTCAAACGGCACAGTCGGGTCCATGCAATAGAGTTCCATGTCCTTCTTCCATTTGTTGATGACCTTCTTGCCTGCCGCTTTGATGTGAGAAACTTGCGCGCCGCTGGACGGTAGGTGAGTCTTCTCAAGTGAAATCCAAATGTGAAATCCATTGCCGCTGAACCAAACGCCATGATTGATGTTCTCTTCCAGCAGGTATGCTTGGAGACGACGAACTTGCTCAACAACTTCATCACCGTCAACCTCAATCATGTTGCTCCCCTTGCGATACTTTTTGTCAAAGTCCAACACGAAGTTGCTGACAACGGCGGTGTTGTATTCCGCGCGTCGTCCGTTTGGTTTGACCGCTCGGAAGCCATAGACGGACATGTAAGCGCATTGAGAGTTCTCAAGGCTCTTCCAATAGCGTTCAAACTCGGATTGGTTGTTGACAATTTTTCGGAACAGACCAACTTCTTTCGGGAAATCAAACTTAAGCGCCTTCATGGTCAAACCTCATTTTAGCAGTAATCGCAAACTCAAGCAATTTGTCAAGGCACGATGGGCATGCGGTGTATCTCGTATGACGAAGACCTCCGCTTTTCTTTCCACACAATTCACACGCTTTCATTCGCTCACCTGTATTGCATATTTTGGACACAGTTCAAGGTAGTCGCAGTAGGAGCATGGAGAGAAGTTGTAGTTGTCTTTTGCGATGGGAAAGTTTTGGTCCAAATACATTTTAATCAACTTCTTCAAATCGTTCATCATTGCTCGCTGGCTCGCTGGCTTGGCGTCTTCAATCGTCCAATGGTCAGCGGCAGAGTAGCGCCATCCCCATTGCGTGACGGGTCGGTCAATGCCGCGTTCTTGCAAATACGCGCTATCGCAGTTGTCAATCAAGAACTTGTAAAAAGCCATCTCCTTACGCATGGAAGTAAGTTTGTAGTCACTCCACTTACCTGTCTTCAATTCGTAAAGCATCAGCCCTCCGTCGTCAGCCTCAAACACTCGGTCAATGATGCCGACGAATTGAACAGGGATTTTGCCGTAGCCGCCAATGTCCATGTCAAGACGAACCTCAAGACGAACCTCGTTCGCAAGCGGCAGAGGGTTGTCGGGATTCATTTTCATTCGCGCATTTTCAAACTCCATGAGCCAATTCATGTTGCGGTAGTAGTCCTCATGATAGAAGGGGAAGTCTTTGTTCTCCGCGCGACGATTAGCAACAATGGTCTTCTCTGCGGGGATGCGGCTTTTGAGGTAAGGCGTTAAGTCCTCACCTTTCTTCAACAAATCTCGGAAGCCCTGCATGACCCCCATGCCCTCTAAGTCTTGATAGAACAGGTCAAGGCCGTTGTGAACATCGTCACCAACAACGAGGTGCTTGACCAAACCTTGCGGCTTGGGGTAATTCTGTTGCAACCACATCTGTTGCGCGCACCACCCAAGCGAACCTGCGGTTGATTTGCTGATGCGAATCACAATACCGTCTTTGCCCATTTCGGGAGTCCAAGCATAGGATGAGCCATCCTCGTAGATTTTAACCATGAAACGGCCTCCCATTTGCGTCTTCTCTGTCCATCTCACTTTCCATGTTGCGCAACGCTAAACGCTTTGAGCGTTTGATGCTCTCTGTGTTTATCGTGAACAATTCTTCGTCAAGTTCGTTTGTGTAGATTTTCACAACGGTGGCGGATGGGACGAGAGTGTAACCTTCTGCGGTCTTCACGCCCAAATAGTCACCCAACAACGCGTCTCCAAAAAACATGTCGCCGCTGACTTCTTTGATTTTTTTGGTCCCTGTTTCAAAATAGGTGATAACAACCTGCATCAGTTATCCCCCTGTTGTTCATTGTAAAACTCCCCCGTTGTTGGGTCAAATGATTTCTTCACCCAATCACGAGGATGTGGGATGCGCGTTCGTTTTTTGAACTCTTCTGCGGTTATGACATAATCGCTGTCGGGTCGTTGTGGTCGCGGAACAGGGATTTGCTCATCGGGGAAGCGGCTGTTCCACGCGGCGATGAGGTCCTCAACTTTGTTCGCCATGTTCAAAGCATGGTCAAGGTCGTCGTTCACCTTGTTAAGCGCGTTTTCAAGTTCGGACACTTTCTCGTCAAGGTCGTCGTTCACCTTCTCAAGCGCATGCTCAAGTTCGGACACTTTGTTTTCAAGTTCTGCTATTTTTTCTTCGTTTTTGTCGGTCATTTTTCTCACCAATATGTTGCGGGTCGGGGTTCTCCCATAGCGGCTTCAAGGTCCCAACCCAAGACCTTGAAGATTTCTTTGATTTTGTTTTGAACGAGTTTTTCAATGACTGCTTTACGGTCAATCTCAAACCCATCCAAGTCTTGCTCTTCACGATAGGCGGCATACTTGGTTGGCGGTAGCCCAATAGGAGGATGAGCCACATACACCCAAGCAACCGAGTTGCCTTGAATAAATGCATCGCGCTTGTCTTTGACGATGTGTTTGTTGAAGTATTGCGCTCCTTGCGCGGCAGGAGTTTTAGAAGGAAACACGCCAACCCGTGTAGATTGTGTGATTTCCTTCAAGTTGTATTCACCACGACGGAGAGGCATCACCATGTCAAGAACAGCGTTGCGCACATCACCTTCGGAGGCTCCTGTGCAAACGAGTTCAAGAACAGTCTTCTCAGCCTTCTTGCTGATTGGTGCTTTACCGCTCCCCTTCATCAGTTGAGCGTTCTTCCACTTGCCTTTGTCGGCTTCGGGATAAGACACGATACCAGCATAGCGATTGTAGGTTTCAAGATACCAATAGTCCATGTAAGCCTCAAGTTCAGCGAACAGTTTCTTGTTGCCCGTCTGTTCTTGAACAACCTCAGTCACGCGCTTCGCCAAATGTTCAGCATCCTCAAGCGGGACTTGGATGAACGCTGAATCGGTGAAGCCGTAAATGACATTGTAGCCCATGTTGGTAGCAACGGTGTCAAGGAGAGCAATGCATCGGCGACCCTCGGAGAGAATGGTTTCAGCAATGTCCATGTCCGACCAGCCGTAGCCAGCGTGAGCCGTCATACCATACAGCGACGCCATGACGCGCTTGACTGCAAGTTGCGTGGTGTTCCAAGCCGCTCGTATCTCCTTCGTCTCAGCGTCGCGCATGTTCTTTTTGCAAACATCACGATAGTCAAAGAGGTAGTCAACGATTTCGGGGAGGATACCCTTCTTGGTTTGGTCCCAATAGGTTCCGTTCTCCATCGCAAGAATGCCGTCACCGGGTCCGTCGCGCTTAGTTGTCCAGCACAAGTTGTAACCTGTCATCAATGATGGATACAGCCCCTTGTAGTCAAGAACGGCAACATTCTTGTAAAGCCCGTTGTCCTTCTTGATGAACTCAGCACCCTTCAAGTCTTCGCGTTGCGCTTGGTATCGGGAAGGTGCTTTCTTTCCCGTTCGTCGGGAAATCAAGCCGCGTGCGAAGTTCGTGACATTGGAGACTGAACTCAACGACACGCCTGTCAAGCGCACCATCTCCACGAAGAAGTCCGTGACATTGCGTGCCTCGTCAATGCCTCGTAGCAGAACGGTGTCAAGCAAACAGTAGTCCACAAACTCCCCCCAATACTCATACCAGCCGTTGTGAACGGTCATGCCGTCAATCTCTTCGGTGAGTTTTGAGCCAAGTCCAAGCGTCTCAGCAATGGTATTCAACTTGAGATTGGGCAGTTGACCACCACCACTATCCTTCCACACACGCTCAAAGCCTGTGCCGCTTCCTTCGGGAGCGGCGGTGTCAAACTGCCAGCGACCAGCGATTGGTTGAGCGTCGTATCGGTAGCGCTCTCCACGCTTCGGGTAGCGGATGATGCCGAGAGGACTCAACTTTGACGCGCCGCCCTGTCCGTAAATCTTGTCAAGGCGTTCAATCATGTGAGGGATGTCAAAGAAGGTTCCCGCGTGAGCAATCATCATGTCGGGGTTGCGTTCGTTGAGGAAGCGAATGAAGTCATCATACATTTCCTTCTCCGAATTAAAGAGGCGCAACTTGTATTCTTCATCACGAACCTTTCTGTTGAGAACGGGGCGACCTTTCGGTGCAATCTCTTGGGTGTAAGGACAATTGGTTCGCTCATCAGCCCATGCAAAGACAACGGGTGTGTCAAGGTCGGAGTCAATGACAGCGATGACGGTCGTGAAGTTGTCATCACCTGTGTCACATTCAATGTCATACCACCACTTGCGAGGCTTCCACCTCGGCATCTCAGCAACATTGTTGATGAGGTATTGGTCTTGGTAAAACACATCAGCCTCGTAAGTTCCAGCAACCGTCTTGGACATGTTGAAAATGTCGTAAGACGAGTCAGCCTCAACCTTCCAAAGTTTGGTTCCGTCAAGTCCTTCAAACACTTCATCCTTGAGGATTCGCGCGGTAGGGAATGAGCGAAGCATGGTGTTGATTCGGAACTCCGATGTGTGACATGGGATGAACATGTGAGGGTAGTAGTTGTGAACTCTCTTCTCCATCAACTTACCTTCATCGTCGCGCCACCGTGTGTAAAGTGTAGGTGGTCCGTCGTCATGGTGGATAGCGTCAACAATCATTCGTCCAACTCCTTCGGCCATGTCACCATTTCGTAGCACTCCTTGCAGAGTTTGTCGTAGTCATCTCGTGAGTCGCAGTCTTCACCGTTGCACATCAAGCATTCTTCGGTCATTGGTCAACCCCCTCTTGGTGTTTGAGAATCAGCGTCGTGTCAACTTCTTGGTGGACGAGAACGAAGGCGCTTCGGTTGCCGATGTGGAACTCAACATCTCCGCTACCCATCATCCTCAACAACTTGGGTAGAGACGATGAGAACACCGTTTCAACCGTCGCGTTTTTGTGACAGTCAACATCAATGCGTCTGCTCATTCGCGCGCCAAGACTGTTGCCTGCACTCACCGTCATCTCGTTGTCGTCAACGCTGATGCGAACGGGCGAGTCTTTGGCCGTGACCTTCATCATGGCTTCAAGACCATGCAGTTCGCTCATGACCAGCGTGCCGTGACAGTCAAGTTCAGCGCGCCCCAACTTGGACCACCCATTCTTTACCGCACTCTCCACCGCCATATGCGCTCGCGCAACAGATTGGTGCGACAGTATCTCTGTGTAGGTGGGTGTGCTGAACTCGTCGTTGCCGTTCTTCAAAGAGAATGCGCCGCCGACATGTCGGATGACCGTCTTTGGTTCCTTCGCCGCCTTGAGGAAGGCGCACACTTTGTCAAGGTAGGGGATGTAAACATCTCCCGACCGATAAGTCACTTCATTATCCAAAAGAACAGGGATGCTCTTGGAGCAGTAGTGAGTATCAACATCAACTGCACCATGAATGGTCATATCCGTAATACCACAAAGGAGGTCGTTGACCCCCTCACCGAATCCCGAAAGAAAACCAAGTAGCGTGTCTGTGGATACGACGGCTTGAGCCAATGTCAAACCATCACCCCTTCGTCGCGCATCTGTATCTCAATGCATCGCTGACAGGTTGGGAGTTTATCATCATCGCCTACGCAAGCGTAGGTTCCGACGGCTCCACAGATTCGCGCTTTGTTTTTTCCTTTAATGTGAATCACCTCTTGTTTCTTCATTTTCGTCACCTTTAACATAGCGCAAGCAAACGCAGTCGTAAAAGAAAATCGCTTCTTCTCCGTTGACAATCAACCGTTCTTGAACTGCACCGACGCCGCAACATTGAGAACAATCGGGGTCGGGTTTGACGCTCCAATTGACAAACACACAATCGCATGGGTGCATGTAGAACTCAACATCAACACACTCGCCTTCGTAGTTCCGAAGAGGGCGCTCCATCAAATGCTCACCCGTTCCTCCGCATTCGGGGCATTGTGGGTTTGCTTCGTAAGTTGGCTTGTCCTCTTCGCTACGCTCTTCTGCGTTGTTGTGCGCTGGTTTGCCTGTGCGCTTCCATGTCATCAAATGTCACCCTCTCGCAGTTCGGGAAGTCCAAACCATTGAGGCGCTTCGTCCTTCTTGGTCACCATGATGGTGCGTCGCTGGTCAAGCAGGTTCGGATTGGTTTTGATTTTGACGAACTCAACATCGTAGCGCGTTTCACCTGTCGGAGAACCGTCTTCACCACGAACTTTGTTCTTGTGGAAGTAGAGGATTTGGTTGAGGTAGTTGGTGGTGTGTTTCTCCCATGCTGGCTTCTTGCCGATAACAGCGCCCGACTTGTCTTGCAGTTCTCTAAAGTGCGTTTCAAAGTAAACATTGACGCCGAGCGACATGAGGGTTCGTGCGATGGTTGTCAGTTGGTGGAAGCGCGTAGTGCGAATCTGCCAATTGAAGCGCAGGCCAACTTGCTCGTGTGGCTTGACCTTTGCACCGATACCGTCGGGTGCAGTCCCCAAGTCTTCAATGAACATACAGTTCTTGGCTACTTCATCCCAAAGGTCAACCGCTGTGATGAGGACTGAGTGGAGGCGAGGTCGGTCGCCACGACCTGCCGCCCAATCAACAAGCGTCTGTCCAATTTTCATGACGCGGCGATGCGTCGCAGGGTAGTCAATGGCTTCACGAATATCCCCGTCCGCGTCTGTTTGTTGAAACATAACATTGGGATTAAGGCAACGAATGTTCTTCGCATGCTCTCGGTGATGAGTGACGCGGGTGGTTTGTCCACCACCGTCAAAGTCCAACACGAAGATAACATCTCCGCGCGCTTTTTCTTCGTCAGTCATGCTATCCAAGACGATGCCTGTTTTACCGACGCCTTCGGGACCAATGAGGCCCATGAAGATTTGACTCGTCGGAACCTCGTCGCCAGCGTTCACAATCTCATCCCATACGGATACACCGATGGGCTTCTTGACAGGAGCAGGGGTGGGTTCGTTGAACTCACCCGTTGTCGGGTCAAAGGCAGGGGCTTCTTCTTGCGTTTCTTCTTCTGCTTGCTTCTTCAAATCGTTAAGGTTTGGCAATTTTCTCACTCTCCGTATTGGTTGATTGATGTGTCGCCGCCTTCACCAGCAGGGATGGCGAGGCGTGGGACTGCGTAAACACCGAAAGTCTTGATGGCAGGTTCGGGACCGTTTTCTGTGGCGCGCACACTCAATCGTCCAAAGACGATGACCGTGGACTTCACAGCGTAGGGCTTCCAACCTTCTTCGGTTGCGTAGTCAAACGGATGGCCGAGGTCACCGAGCAATCCGTGGATGTAGCAGGGCAGGTTTTGACGGCGGCTACCGTTGAATGTCCGCATGAGGTCAAAGGATGATAGGCTCATAGAGTAGTCGTGACCGATGGGGTCCCACTCTGATTCGCGCGATTCCTTTCGCATGTCGCTGACTTTCCCTCGGACGAAGACGAGAGGGCCAACCGGGTTGTAGCCGGGGACAATCTCTTGACGAGTTTCAAAGACTTCTGCGAGAGTTGAGAGGTCTTTGATATGCGCATCAAGACTTGGGATGAGACGGTCGGGACGAATAACCGGACGAACTTCCTCATCAACAAAGTCGTTACCGTATGTGAAAGCCGCAGGCATTGGGAAGGCGTTGTAGGTATCAGCCCATTCGGGTTTGACATTCTCGGATTGAGGACGAACCTTGAGCGTTCCTTCTTGGAACAGTTGAGGCACGAACCAATCATCAGCGTCCTTGCTGGTCACGGTGATGCGCAACACACGCTGGTCGTTGAGGAAGTTGTCTTTCTCATTGCCGAGGAAGTAGTAGGTGCGTTGGTGTCGGTAGGGTGTGATGGGTTCTCCGTAGCGGGACCAATCGGGGTTGTTCTGCAAGACTGC